AGGATAGTCCAGCTAATTTAATATTATTAGATGCCGTAAAAGGCAGGTACGAGTTTCCTGAACTAAGACGTTTGGCATTAGAGCAATACGAGTATTGGCAACCAGAATCTGTTATAGTCGAGGCAAAAGCTAGTGGTCTACCACTAACATACGAGTTGAGACAGATGGATATACCGGTGGTAAACTTTACACCGAGCAAAGGTAATGACAAGCATGCCCGTGTAAATGCGGTTGCACCTTTGTTTGAATCTGGTATGATATGGGCACCTGAGCAGAAATTTGCAGACGACGTCATCGAAGAGTGCGCTGCGTTTCCATACGGGGATCATGACGATCTTGTGGACTCAACCACACAAGCAATCATGCGATTCAGACAGGGCGGTCTGATCGGACACCCTGAAGATTATATCGACGAGAAGGTCGAGCAACGTAAAAGGAATTATTATTAATGGCAAACAAATACCACAGACAAGGTTTTTTCGGAGGTAAACTGGTTACAAAATCGGTTAAAAAAGCAAAAGAGGCTTTTGAAAATATTTACAAAACAAACAAGAAAAAACAAAACGTTGTCGATCAATTAAATAAAAATTTACAAAAACAAAGAAAAAAGACAAAAGCAAAACCTGAACAGGAGCCATACAATTTAGACACGTATACTGATGTTATGGTATCTGACTTTGATAAAAAGACAGGTCCTTATTTTGATAGACTTAAAAAATTAAAAGGTAAAAAATAATGCTGACAGCTATTAGAAATTGGGTGATTAGAACAATGATGAAGTCAAAAGGCGAGACTGGTATTGTTCGAACCTTGCCTAACAAAGATATTGTAGAATTAAACACACAAATTACAGCGCAACGTTTAATGCAAAATGGTATCGATCCACAATCATTAAAAAATGCTGACCAGGTAGAAAATGCTATCATTGCAATAGAGTCTAGACCAAAAGTTCAAGAGGGAATTAAATCTGCAAAGATCATGGACCTAGAGGGTAAAGAGATAGATCCAAGATCTAGAATCATGGGAGGCAAGCAAGCTGAAACAGAAGAAGAAATTCTTGAAAGATTAAATAAGGAAAACAAAAAAGGAATTGAAGGCTTAAAACAAAAAATGAGAAAAGAAAAAGCTAGAACACAAAGAATATCTGGAAATTTAAGAGCAGATAATGCAAATAGAACTGAAATTGGAAAACCAAAACTAGATGAAGATGAATATGAATACTACAAAGAAATTTTAGGAGAAGATGCAACAGTAGATTACTATCCAGTAAAAGGTGATGAGACAAAAGAAATGTTAGAAGCTATGGTCAAAGAACAAAAAGATGAAGTGGCTTACATGAAAAGATTGTATGATAAGGGTGGATTAGATGATCCAGATAAAATGGCTACTGGCGGACGTGCAGGTTTTGTAACAGGTGGTATAACTAATTTAGCTGTGAGACTAGCGCGAGGTTTTATGAAAGTTACCGGAAGAAAACCAAACGATGAAGAGATTATGAAAATTATTCGTGAGGCTGCAGAAAGAGATTTTGCTGAAGTAAGTGATGATGTTGCTTTAAAAGGAGTTTCTGAAACTAGAGCTACAACACGAAGAATGGATAGTATTGATAAAAATAAATTAAAAAAAGAAATAGACAAATATGAAATACCTGTAAGAACTCAAGAACAATTTGACTTTGCACAAGGTGGACGTGCAGGGTTTGCTAATGGTACAGGAGCGCCAAGCATAACTCTTGGTCCTAAAGAAGAACCTATGGGACCTAGATTTGAAACGAACGATCCCAGAAAGGCAGCTAAAGAAATTATTAGAAGATTAATAAAAGTAGAGGGTGCACAAATTCCATTAACTGAAAAAGGTTTACTAAGTCTTAATATAGACAATTTAGATAAACAAAGTTTAGGTGGGATTATAGATTTATTAGGAGGTCAACTACAGTTTGGTGTTGGTAGAGACGAAAAAGGTAAAGGTGCTGGATTTACTTTTAGAAAACAATTTAAGGATGGCTCTGGCATGACCAGAAGAACGTTCTTAAAAATTTTAGGTGGTGCTATGTCGATACCTATCATAGGTAAATTTTTAAAACCTTTTAAAACTGCAAAAGGTGTAACTAAAGTGCCTATGATTAAAACTGATGATGTCGCTGGCAAACCAGAATGGTTTGATCAGTTGGTCAACAAAGTTATTATCGAGGGTGATGATGTTACAAAAAGATTTGCAACAGGTGAAAGACAACGTATTCATCAGAAAACACTTGACGATGGTTCAGTGGTCCGAGTTACAGAAGACGTAGACGATGGTGCTGTAAGAGTGGAGTACGAAAGCGAAGCCAATGTGTTTGGTGACGATGTGCAATTACAATATAAAAAACCATTACCTGATGAGGGAGATCCAAGACCTACAGCAGAATTTACTACAGCAGAGTCAGGTCCGGTTGGAAGATCTTACGGTCCAGATGATTTTGAGATAGAAGTCGACGAGGTCGGTGGTACGAGTATCAGAGATTTAGATTCTGATGTATCAAAACTAAAAGAATATGCGACAGGTAAAAAACCTACTATGAAAGAGATTGTTCAGAACAAAAAAAGAAGAGACAAGGCTAAAGCTATAACGGAAGATCCTGCAGCTCAGTCAGATGCAGTAATTAGAAGACAGGGTGATGCAGATGATAGTTATTATGGCGATCCAGATGAATTTGCATCAGGCGGTATTGCTAGAATGTTAGGAGAATAATGAACCCGGTTAAATATGCACAGATGATGAAGTATCTGACTCGGGTGAAAAAACAAAAGCCAGATCTTCCAGATGTCTTTCCTGCAAGCAAAGCACCTATCCCACCAGTTAGAGAAGATGTTGAAGCAACAGAGGCAATCAATGCGTTTATAAGACGTGAACGACAACAGAAAGCCGGTGGTGGTATGTTAGTGCAACCAGGTTTTGGTGGCACGAGACAGGGGTATAAAGACGATAACCTTCCAGATTTTATAACCAAAACAGACTCAGGGTATAGAGTTAGGTCAAAAAAAACTAAAACAAATCCAGCAGTTAGTAAAAGTTTTAAAAAATTAAAAGACGCAAAAGCTTTTGTTAGAGAAAAGAACTTAGTAAAAAGTAAAACAGGACTTGAATTTCCAGAACTTGTTGCAAAAGCACAAGGTGTTGTAGATGATTATAACAACCTTTTAGATAAAGCTGTTGCTAATAATGATTTAAGAAATGTAAAATTTTTTGAACGTTATGTAAAAGATAGATTTAAAAACACATCAGAACAAAATCAAATACTTAGACAGGTTTACAAGAAAAAATTAAATTATAAAGATTTAACTGATGCAAGATCAACAGTTGCAGATAATTTAATTGCAGAAGTAATGAAAGAAGAAAAAATTATTTCTCAAGATGCTATTTATGAACGTTTAGGTGGAAAATCTGGTTTAGTAAAATCTGGAATTGTAAAAAAAATTTCTAAAGGTTTAAAAGATCAAACTAAAATTAAAGTTAATAACGCAGTTGCAGCAATTGTAGAGGCTGATGAAATTATAGATGATAGTTTTATAAAAACAGTTGCAAACAGAATTGGAAGAACACAATTTGGGTCTTCAAGAGGTGAGGCAGCTTGGAGAAAAGCTCTTAACAAAAATAAATTTTATAAGGAGAATAAAGAACTTTTAGGTTATGCTTTTAGTGCTGGAGGAAAAAGCACAAGAGCACCTGGAATGTCATTAAGTGAAATACTTGATGATGCCAAATATAAAAAAGGTGGTGGAGTTACATTTAGTGGCAAACAAACTCAATTTTCCGGACTAAGAAGATATATATTTGATTATGCCAAACAACACTGGCACAGAAATAATTTTGATGGTAATCCAGAAAAATCACTCATTGAATTTTATGATAAAAATGGAAAACCTATAAAATGGAAAGCTGGTTCAAAATTAAAATTAAGTGAAGTTCAATTTAAAATACCATCTGAATCAAATATCATGTGGAGTTATAATGGAGCAGAAGCTGGTGGACCAAAAGGGAGTGTTGCTGTAACAGGAAAAATAGCAGATAGATCTGGTATATTTAATGAT